ACAATGAAAGAACAATTTAAAATGATACCTGACTTTGGCGATAAATACGCTATATCAAACAAAGGACGCGTAATAAGTTATCATTACGGAAAAACTAAAGAACTTAAACCTGAAGAAAACGAAAACGGATACTTACGCGTGACATTGAGTTACAACGGCAAAAGGCAGAGGTTTTTCATTCATGTGCTTGTTGCGAATGCATTCTTGAAAAAGCCTAAAGATGCAACGGAAGTGAATCACAAAGATTGCAACAAACAATTCAACTGGGATACAAACCTCGAATGGACAACTCGCCGCAAGAACATAGAACACGCCATAGAACACGGCAAGATTGAGGCTAAGGCAGTAAAAGGCATACATCTGAAAACAGGCGAAGTAATCAAATGCGATTCCATGCATGATGCAGCCTTTGAAGTGTTCGGAAGTCGACAAAATGCAGGTCACATAAGCCAATGCTGCTCAGGACTAAGAAAAAGTTGCGGCGGATACGCTTGGGGGTTAGTATGAACTATAAAGAGTTTTTAGCAACTAAAAAGATAAAAACAATATCAACCGGATTTGAATGTGATGACTTTAATCCAATGCTTTTTGACTGGCAGAAAGATATTGTTAAATGGGCGTTAAAAAAAGGTAGAGCATGTATATTTGCTGATTGTGGGCTAGGGAAAACACCTATGCAACTTGAATGGGCAAATAAAGTTCATATGCATACAGGCAAACCAGTATTAATATTTGCACCGTTGGCAGTATCTAAGCAAACGCAAAGAGAGGGTGAGAAGTTCCACATTAATGTTAATATTTGCAGAACTCATGAAGATGTAATTGACGGCATAAATATTACTAACTATGAAATGATGGAGCATTTTGATCCTGATACATTCGGCGGATTAGTATTAGACGAAAGTTCGATAATAAAACATCAAACATCAAAGACGCGTACTAAGATATTGGAACTGTACGCAGATACACAATTCAAATTAGCTTGCACTGCTACACCTGCGCCTAATGACCATATGGAACTAGGCAATCATGCTGAATTTGTGGGAGCAATGACACAAACTGAAATGCTGTCAACTTTCTTTATCAATGATGCATCACACGGCATTAAATGGAGATTAAAAGGTCATGCCAAAAACTCTTTTTGGGAATGGCTAGCAAGCTGGGCGTGTGTGATAACTAAACCTAGCGATTTAGGATATGTTGATAACGGATTTCTTCTTCCGGAACTTCATATACACGAGCACATAACAGACAGCGACAATATGGAAGATGACGGACAAATGATGCTTATTCCTAAACTGGCAAACACATTATCAGAACGCAGACAGGCGAGGCGCGACAGTATGGAAGATAGGGCAGAACTAGCAATTGAACTTCTCAACATTAAGGAATGAATTTACAAATAACAAAAATCATGTTATAATACGAGAGAGGTAAAATTATGAAATGTTTATATTGCAATAAAGAATTTGAACCATCAAAAAACGATAAAAGAATTAAATATTGCAGCAAAAAATGTAGGTTAGAACATAGGCGAGAAAGCGACTATATGCGTAATTATTATTCAAATAATACAGACAGATGGAAAGAAAGACAATCTAATATTGATTACAAGGATAAAAAAAATAAAGCAAGACGTCAAAGATATGCTAAAGATGTTGAATATCGAAATAATATAAAGAAGCAAGTAAAAAAATATAACAAAGATAATCCTGAAACAAAAATAAAACAAAGATTAAAGACATATAATATTACGATAGAAGATTATAAAAATTTATTAAAAAAACAAAAGCACAAATGTGCTATATGTGGTGCAACAGATGGAGACATATTAGGAAATAGATTATATGTTGACCATGACCATAAAACCAATAAGGTTAGAGGATTGTTATGCAGTAAGTGCAATTTTGCATTAGGTCAATTTAATGACGATATATCCTTAATGAAAAAAGCAATAAGATATTTAGAGGAAAATTATGAAAAAAACGATAATATGGTGTGATTTAAACGCAGAACAAGACCGGCTTAAAAAGCTACTAGGTGATAAGGCATTTTCAATACAAGGAAGTACTCCAAGCCATTTAAAGATAGAATATGAGCAAAGATGGCGTAATGGCGAAAGACCTATACTGATAAGTAAACCATCTGTATTTGGCTACGGCATGAATTGGCAAAACTGCCATAACATGATATTTGTAGGTCTATCGGACAGCTACGAAATGATGTATCAGGCAATAAGAAGATGCTGGAGGTTTGGGCAGACAGAAGATGTGCATGTACATATAGTGATAAGTGAGGCAGAGGGAGCAGTTAAAGCTAACATAGAACGCAAGGAAAAACAAGCTGCTGAAATGATATCTGAAATGGTCAAATTTACTAAAGACATATTGACAAAAGAGATACACGGAACTATAAATGAAAAAATAGAATATAATGCAGATAAAGAAATGATTATACCAAAATGGTTAAGGAGTGAAAATGAAAGTATTAAATCAATCGCAGGGTGAAAACTGGACATTATATCATGGTGATAGTTGCGAAGTTATACAGGGCATTCCTGATAATTCTATCCACTATTCGATAACATCAATACCGTTCGCAAGCCTTTACACATACTCGAATACAGAGCGCGATTTAGGCAATAGCAGAACATATGATGAGTTTTGGACACACTTTGGATACATGCTGAAAGAATGGCATAGAATAACTATGACTGGCAGAATGTGTTCTATCCACTGTATGAATTTACCGACATCAAAACAATCAGACGGATATATAGGATTAAGAGATTTCAGAGGCGATATAATTCGTGCTATGGAACGCGCAGGATGGGATTATTATTCAGAGGTTTGCATATGGAAAGATCCGGTAGTGGCAATGCAACGCACTAAGGCATTAGGATTACTTCATAAACAGATTAAAAAAGATAGCTGTAGATGCAGACAGGGCATTCCTGACTATTTGGTAACATTTCGTAAACGTGGGGATAATGACGAACCATGCACACATACAAATGAAAGTTTTTCGGTGGATAAATGGCAAGAATATGCTAGTCCGGTATGGATGAACATTAGACAATCCGATACGCTTCAAAGATTATCAGCACGAGAAGAAAAAGACGAAAAGCATATATGCCCTTTACAACTTGAAGTTATTGAGCGCGGTATTGAACTTTGGACTAATAAAGGAGATATAGTCTTTGACCCTTTTAATGGCATAGGTTCAAGCGGTCATGTAGCATTACAGAAGAAACGTAAATATGTAGGCATAGAACTAAAGGAAAGCTATTATAATCAAGCAGTAAATAATCTGCGGATAGCTGAAAAAATGAAAGACCAACTAACATTTGATTTGGAGTAAAGAGATGAATAAATTTATAATAATACTAATAATATATGGAATGATAGGAACAATCGACACGGTTTTATCGGTTAGATGGTTTCTTGCTGATGCTGCCACAAAAAGATGGAGAATTATATTTATGTTGATATTCTTTCTACATACAATATTAGCAATAATGATATTTTCAGCTGTTATTGTCGCTGATAAACTAGGGAATATTACATTTGAAGATATTAAAAAGTGGTTTGCAAAATTTAAAGACTGGCTTAATGAGGAAATATAATATGAACCACACAGAAAGTGAAATGCAACAGAATGTAATCCAATGGGCGGCAATGAGCAAGCACAAAGAAATACTGCGATTCCTTCACCATTCACCGAACGGCGGCAAGCGCAATGCAATAGAAGCCGCGAGATTTAAGCGAGAGGGCGTCAAGTCCGGATTCCCTGACTTAATACTACCAGTACCAGTAAAAGGCTATCATGGATTATTCATTGAGATGAAAGCACCTAAAGGCAGAACAACAGACTCACAGAAAGAATGGACACATTTTCTTAAACTACAAGGCTATGCCGTATACATATGTTACAGTGATACAGAGGCTATTGAAACAATAACAGATTACTTAGAAGGGAGAATAAAAAATGAGTGACATATTAAAACAAAAAGAAGTTAAAACGCGCAAAAGACATATATGTTTTGGTTGTGGCTTAATGTATCCAATAGGCTCGAAGATGATACTTTTATCTATCGCAGACGGCGGTACTGTTTGGGATTCATATATGTGTGAAACATGTACAGAATATTCACATAGACATATCAGATATGATGATGAATTTGGATTTGGAGAACTTAGGGATGGTGACAAAGGAGAATGGTATAAAATCAAAAAGGAATTAGAAAAAAGTGATAAGCCGGCTATAAAAGATTTTAATAAAACAGACGCAACGGAACAATATATAAGATTGATTCAAGAAGAAAGCAGGCATTGAATATGAAAAGAAAAGACATTCTTAAAATCGGGCTTACACCATTGATAATACTTTTATTAGCAGTAATAACTATAGCCATCCTTGGTTAATGAACATTCATTTATGAAAGGAAGAATTATGAGAGAAATAAAATTCAGAGGCTTTACAAAGGATGAGAATGGCGATAAAACTATCTACATTGACGGTAAAAAGATTAAGGGTAGATGGGTGTATGGCAGATACGGATATGAGCAAATAGACCAAGGGAATATAGCCGATACTATTCAAGTATTCCACGAATGGGATACAAGAGATGGACATTATAAACAAATAGAACACGTGCCAGTCATCCCACAAACAGTAGGACAGTGGACAGGATTGAATGACAAGAATGGAGAAGAAATATATGAAAATAATATTGTAAAAAATAAGATTCCATTTAGAAGACATGCATACACAAAAGAAAATATGTATGTATCATTCGACCTTATTATAAGTGGGGGTATTAATTTAAGAAACAGACACTGTTTGACGTCTGACCTAAACATTGTTGAGTATAATGATTTAGAAGTAATTGGCAACATATTAGAAAACCCTGAACTACTAGAGAGTGAGTAGAAATATGAGATTCCAAAGCAGACTTGAAAAAATTCGCCATTCCGCACGAGACTTGAACGCTGCAACGGCTGAACTGCGAATGATTAAAGACAAGATTGAAGCTGTCAGAGACGCCAAAAGCAATATAATTGATACGTCCGGAAGTTCGCAGCCTGACTTTTCAGATTCAGACCCGACAGGTGAAAAGGCGATCAAAGCAGATGAAATCTTGAAGAAATACCGCAACGATAGAATCCGATTAAGTAATGAGATTTTACAGCTTAATGAGGAAATTATAAAATGTGGTGACGAACTCCGAAAGCATTATAATAACGGCAAAATCAAAAAAACCGAACATCAAGTATTGAAGTTTTTCTATATCGAAGGATTGAGCATATTCGCAACAGCTAAAGCGGTATCATATTCTGTGGCACAAACTAACCGATATAAAAGAGAGGCACTTGATAAATTAAATAAGGAGCAATAAAATGGAAAGATATATACCGTGTAAACGTCCTGAACGCTTAGAAAATATAAAATGGGGTTATGACCATAGCGGAAAAAAACAAAACTATAATACCATTGAAAACAAAATAGACAAGGACGAATATATAAGGCTAACCAACAAAGGATTTAATGGAAAAGAGATAGCCGAGATATTAAACGTCAAATACTATGAACTTAACTATTGGAGAGAAAGGACAGGATTCAAGCATGACAGAACTTACTAAAGGCGAACAGGCATTGATTGATGCAGGGTTTGAGAAACGAGATGAATTTGAGCACAACACTAAACGGGCAGAAACATGGGAAAAGAAAACATTGGTATATCCTATAGATTTGTATTACAATGATGTATATGGCTATTATGTATTAAGTTCAAAAAACACTTTAAACGTCAACGAACTTCAAGCTATAACTCTAAGACTGCAAGAACTACAGGAAAAGAATGATGTGTAAATATTGTAATGATACATTCATAGAAAACGAACCTATAATTGACGGTGATTTTGTTTGTGATATTATCGAAAAATATAATGATGAATACTGTCTGTGTAGTTATTCTGACTATGAATATAAAGCCAAAATCAATTATTGCCCCATATGTGGCAGAGAACTCAATGAGAAAGCGAGGACAGAATGAGAATATTTATAGTAGAAACAAAGAGCGGCGGCAAGGTGGTCGGGAGTTTTGAGACAGGTGAAGTATACGAAAACATTTGGGGTAAATCAAGATTTTGCAACAGAAACGGCAGTTTTAAACGATTTCAAACCATTACAAATGAAAATAAATCTGCCTTGATGCTTGAATCGTATAGTGCTTTTGAGCAAGGCTACACTGACCAAAAATATGCCATTGAGATATTGGACTGGCAGGAAGATGATTTGACGTTAGAAGATTTCAGACAACCAATATATTATAGGGGATTGCAGAGATATAATCAAAAACTCGGCAATACGAAAAAGACAGACAATGACTGGAAAATAAAAGAACCAATAAGGGCGTTTTGTTATGCGGTGTTTATGAATGAAAAACCACAAAGGAATATGCATATCATCATAGGGATGCACCGCAAATGGATAGACATGATAAGAAACGGACAAAAGCAGTATGAGTTCAGGAATGTGCTGCCAAAAGCACTAAGATAACAAAAAACCAACAGAAAGGACATTGTAATGAAAATTAAAATCAATAGACAATATACACTGTTTACATTTAAAGACGGAACATGCGAAATACGAGATTCAAAAAACCTAACATGTTTTAAGGCAGAAACATCAGACCAAGCAATGGACTTTCTGTGTAAACTATTAGATGGAGAATAATTAAAAATGATATTGAATGATATAATAAAAAGTGCTAAAATAGTAGTATAGAATTATACGTAAAAGTTGATTTATCTCATAGTAATTCTCCTCCTCTAATTTATACCAAAAGCCTGACATTAAATTGTTGGGCTTTTTGGTTTTAATATTACAACAGAAAGGCAATATATGAGAGCAATACAAAGAATATATTCAACGGAATATGATAAACTCAACATCTACCCTTTAGCAGATGCACATATAGGCGATAGGTACGCAGACATAAAAGCAATAAAAGCATATATAAAGAAAATACAAGAAGATGATAACGGAGCAGTAATAATCAACGGTGACATTTTAAACTTAGCAGTCAGACATAGTGTAAGCGACATTTACAGCGAAACTTGTAATCCACAAGATGCTATCGATTTTACCTGTGGACTATTAGAACCGATTGCAGATAAAATACTAGTAATCACAGAAGGTAACCATGAAATGAGAGCATGGAAAGATATAGGTATTACAATAATGTCACAGGTAGCAACTAGATTAGGCATACCTGATGTATATTGTACTGGTGCTTATATTCTGTTTGTTACTTTAGGAATATCACAGTATGCTAAAAGCCCGCGAGCAGACACAGGGAAACAAAGACAAATAACATACGCTATATATGGTAAGCACGGAGCAGGCGGAGGACGGAAAAAGGGTGCAAAGACAATAAGACTTGATGAAATGGCAGAAGTATGCGATGCAGATATATTCTTGCATTCACATACACATTTACCTTTAAGTTTTAGAGATGCATTTTTCAGAGTAGACTATCAGAATAAAAGTATACAAGAAATTGACCAATTATTTATCAATACGAATGCATGGTTAAAATATGGTGGATATGGTGAAGAAAAAGGATATAGTCCTACCAGCAGAATACCACCGCTTATTATATTAAGCGGTAAAGAAAAATTAGCAAGGTGTTTAGTTTAAGAAGGGAAAAAGAAAATGTCACAAGAACTTGAAAAATATGTAGATAGGCGAGATTCAGACTTAGCAGAACCATTACGCAGAGAAATAGTACAAGCTATGCTAAAAACACATGATAAGGCAAGGGCAGAGTTGCAAGGCAAAAACGGAAGGTTTGAATAAGATAATAAATTAAGTTTATCAAGACAAATGATAACTAATTGGCTTAGTGGCGGAATAGGTAGACGCTATTATCGTTAGATACAAGCAGAAGGGGAAGATGTTCCCAAGTAGGCAGACATGTCGAAGCTGTGAAACGATTAAACGTGTATCATGCAGGGTGACATACAAATCATAAAATCTGATTGAACAAATCCCTGCCTAAGCCATCATAAATTAAAATAGGTGATACTATGAAAAAGAAACTAATATCAATGTTAATAATAATATTTATATGTGGTGTACTTGATTATATACTTACCTACATTGGACAAAATATTTATCAAGTAATACAGGAAGTAAACCCTTTTATGATAAGTATTATAAAAGACATGCCCTTCACAATGGGTGTAACACTAAGAATTTTAATATTTGCTTTTATATCATTATCATTATCAATATGGTATGCAGCACAGAGAAAACCACATAAAGCTATAAACAGGGTAGTAATGGGATATATGATATTTGAACTTATAATTATAGCTTATCACATGACATGGATTATAAGAGTATAAAACGAATAAAAACAGAAAGAAGGTGGAATGTGTGACAAAAAACGGACTAACAGAACAACGTAAAATATTCTGTGATGAATATTTAATAGACTTTAACGGTACAAGGGCATACAAGGTTGCATATCCATCTATTAAGAACGATGATGCCGCCGCGGTCTCTGCATCTCGCCTATTAAGAAACGTTAAGATAGAGGAGTATATCCAAAAACGCATGAAAGACAGGGAACGACGCACAGAAGTAACACAAGATAAGGTAATTGCAGAACTTGCCGCAATAGCTTTTGCAAGTGCGAGTGATTACGCAAAAGTAGTTTCAATGAAACACAAAGACGGCAGCAAGTTTGCATCCGTCGCGCTGACTGTGACAGATGATTTATCCCGGGAGCAAAAAAAAGCCATTTCGCAAATCAAGACCACACAAAGCGGCATTGAAGTAAAAACACATGATAAAGTAAAAGCACTTGAATTACTCGGTAAGCATTTAGGAATATTTATTGATAACGTCAATCTTTCCGGCGAAGTATCAGCCCCTGTAATGTTTGTTTTCGGCGATGATGAAAAATCCGAAGATGAAAAATGAGAATGCTAAAAAGATAGCGTGTAATAAAATATACAAGCACATAGCCCAAACAGACGCAAAGATAATTATTTGTTATGGTGGGCGTGATTCCGGAAAGTCTTACTTTGTAGGTGGTCAGTGGATACCGGGGCTTATGACACAGCCTGATTATTTCAGGGGTGTATGTGTCAGGCGGTTTTATTCAGAACACAAAGGCAGTTGCTTTGATGAAGTCGTGGACGGCATCGGCGTTATGGGGCGCGACAATGATTTTAATGTAACAAAAAGCCCTTATCAAATAGAACATAAGAACGGCAATAGATTGATGTTCAGGGGCTTTGATACTCCTAAGAAATTGAAATCAATCAAAGGTGTCAGCTTTATATGGGCGGAAGAAGCCGAGGATATGAACGAGACACAGTTCTTTGACTTACTCATGTTATTAAGAGGTGGCAATACTCAAAAGCTGGTACTGACATATAACCCTGTAGATGAAGACCATTTTACAAATGCAATGTTTGTTGAAAGTATTGCAGATGAAGTAATAGAAACCGATGCAGATGGCGATAAAAAAGTATGGGTTAAATATTTAAAGGTTGATGTAGAGAGCAAAGAGGAAAAAATCAAATGCCTTGTTGTTCGCTCAACTTATGAAGATAATGCTTTTATTACCCCTGAACGTAAAGCCGCCATTGAACTACTAAAAACAACAGACCCTTACTTATATGAAGTCTACCGCAAAGGTAAGTACGGAACACGCGGCGGCAGGATTCTTTATAATGTCGAGGTTAGAGACTTTGATGCCGAGGGCTGGCAGTTCGTTAATTATGATAAAAAAGGATATGTACAAGACTTTGGATTCAATCATGCTAATGCAATTTTATCAGTAGCCGAATCTGATAACTGCCTATATGTCTTTGATGAACTATATGGCAGAGAAAAGACTACTAACGAATGGATAGCTGTTGCTAATAAATTAGGATTAGAAAGACAACTATTAATGATATGCGATAGCGAAGACCCCGGGCAAATTAAAACATGGTCAAATGCTGGATATATGGCTTACGGCGTCAAAAAATATCAAGGCAGTGTACGTGACCAAATAGATAAGCTAAAAGCATTTAACAAGATATACATTAATGCTAAATGCACCAATACATACAAAGAGTCTAAAAACTGGAAATGGCGTCAGGATAAAAACGGTAAGTTCTTAGACGAACCAATGACACAAGATGATGATGCAATGGCAGCATTAAGATATAGCTGTGATTTATTTGGCAGAACCGGAAAAAGGGTTTATTGATGAAAAATGCGAGGTAATAGATGCTTAACATAACACAGAAAGAACTAGAAACTAAAGTTAGGAAATATGCTAAAATGCTCGGCATCAATGACAGGTTAACAGATGTGTGCATCGATGAAAACGGCGAGAATTTAGCAACAACATATTCAATATTTAATGATTATTCAAAAAATAAGGTTTCATTTCGTAATTATGAGTTGCCATCAATATTACATGAATTACTTCATGTGGTTTTTCAAAACACTGTAAACATGATGCATAAGATTGAAGATGAAACTTTGCGCGAAATATTCTTAATGCTACATGAGCAAGAAATAGAAGCATTTTCACAAAGCCTTGCTGACATGTTTGTTAAACTGGAAATCGAGGATTAAAGAAATGTCAAACAAAACATTAATTCCTTTAGAGAACCTATATAAAGAGGACGTAATACCTTTGAAATTGCGCTCAACGGAAGAACTAGAGCCATTCATCAAAGAGCAAGAAAGAGTATTCTCGCATCTGAGAATGCCTAAACATTTAGTTAAAAGATGGTCAAAGCAAACACGCGCTTTGCATAAACAATTATTAAAAAGAGGGTTTTAAATGCTTACAGATTTAAGTTGGCTTGCAAAAGGGCAGCAGTTTCCGCCACAATGCGAAGTAGAACGCCTAGAAAGATATAAAGAAAATAAACGCATATTCAATAATAACCATTTGGAAGTATATAAGCAGCAATGGAAAAGAATAGAGCGCGTTATCGGTTCAAGAGCCGAGGTTATAAGTTATCCGATAGTTTTAAACTATCAAAAGAAAATAAGTCTCAAAATAGCGGACTTCCTCTTTGTTGAACCTCCGGTTTATGATTCTACAAAAGGCGAAGATGAAACAGAGACTAACAATGATAAGCAAAGAGAAATTATCGAATCGATAACCGATAATTCAAATCTAAACAATATCGGCTATCAAGGCGCAATTGATATGTCACGCTTTGGTGACAGTGTATTCAAAGTAGATATAATTGACGGCAAGGGCAGTATTTCGATAACAAGCCCCGAATACCTATTTATTATAGTAGACCCTGATAATAGAAAAATTGTACGAAATTACGTCTTAGCATGGCAATATGAGAAAACAAACAGCCGCGGCAATAAGCAAAAGTACGTTGACGCTTTTATCCATTCAAAAGGCAGCTACATTAAAAAAACATTCGAATTAACCAATGGTATGCTAAGCGGTGCTATCGAAGAAACCGAAGAAAAAACAGGACTTAACGATTTTGCAGTTATCCCAGTTCAAAATATCGTTACATCCGATAGTATATACGGAATTGATGATTACATGGACGTTGATAGCATTATTTCTGAAATAGAGATACGCACAGCGCAAATATCAAAGATACTCGACATACACGCCAATCCGTCATTGACTGGCCCTCAAGCTGCACTGACATTTAATAAAAGGACAGGCGAGCGCGAATTTAAACCGGGTGATTACTACCAAAGAAACAGCATGGAAGAACCACCTATTGAATACTTAGTATGGGAAGCAAGCCTTGAATCAAACTTTAAGCAAATCGACAACCTTTTAAAGTTCTTATCTGATATATCAGAAATGGGAGCGACTATATTTGCAGGGGATATGAAGCCGGGCAACATTCCGAGCGGTTCAGCCATGAAAAGACTATATATAAGTGCATTGGCCAAAGTAACAAGGTTTAGAAACTCAATGGATGCAGGATTCAAGAAAGCTATTGCGCTAGCCTCGCAAGTAGGCTATGAAATGACATTAAAAAAAGAAGATATATCTATCACATGGCAAGACGGACTGCCGACCGATGAAGTTGAAAACGCTGATATAATCTCAAAGAGAACACAAGGACAAAGCATGAGTGTAGAGCGCGCTATACAACAGTATGACGGCTTAAAGCAAAAAGCTGCACAAGAAGAAGTACAAACAATTTCAGATGAACAGGCAGCCGCACAGGGCATGACGTTTGAAAGGAAAGCGACGGAGGAATGATATGGAAAACGGAACTGCAAAAACAGAGGAATAAAAAATGCTAAAACATTATATAACAAAATGGCAAGATGAACTCGGCATAAACTACGTAACATCTTGGATACAGCTTAATATATTCGGGAAATGTTTCTGCTTTTCAAAGAAAGAAATCCAAGTATAGGTAAATAATCATGATAGCAATAGAAAAGCAATTAATTGAAATATACACAACCGCGCAGAATCAATTATTTGAGACTATTGCTAAAAAGGCGGCGGTTGGTTCTCCTGCAACATTCCAGCGGTCAATGCTTAAAGAAGTTACCGCTATTCTCGATAATCTATCGATAGAATCTGAATTATGGGCTGTTGAAAATATTGAACCAATGTATCTTGACGGTATCAGACAAGCACGCGAGAATACAAAGGCACGATACAAAGTATCTGATGAATACCTTGAAAGTATAGGTAAAATATCATCAAAAGCTTTTTCTGTTATTAACCAAAAGGCGATTGAAGCAATGTTAACAGAGAATATTGCTAGTTTATCTATTGCTAACGCTTCACTAGCAAAGAATATCCGCGACACTATCGCAACAAAGATTGCAACTGGTGAAACGGTCAAACAGACATCAAAACGCATTACAGAGCAAATATACGGCTCTGGCATAGTCAACAAAGACGGAATTGCCAAAGGCAAAATATCAATTAAATGCAAAGATGGCAAGGTTCGCAACTATGAACCGTCAAAATATGCTGAAACAGTCGCTAGAAGTGCAACACAGGAAACTACAAACACAGCCTTAGATAATGAGCGCAAGCGCGTAGGTTCTGATATAATTGGGATGACAAGCCATTTCCCGACCTGTCCTGTATGTGCGCCATTGCAAGGACGCTGGTATTCGGCAGAACCTGACAACAAGGAATACCCATATATTCGCGGTAGTAACGGAGCATGGAAATCAGGATACAATCTTGTACATCCAAATTGTAGACACAGATTCTTTATTGTAATTACAGCACTTGAAGATGTCGAGACAATTAAAGAGATGAAAAATTTTAGCAATCGCTCATTTAAGCTTTCCGCAGAAGATGAAAAACAGCTTGCTAATTACTGGGCTGACCAAAAGTATAAAAGCGAGCAATGGCGCGATTTACAGCAATACAATCGATATGTTTCAAGGCTGGGCGCAGATAATGTTCCACGGTCATTTAGTGCATTCAGGAGAATGAAAGCAAGCAATAATGATAACTGGCTGCAGCTGCAAGAAGATTATAGGGATGCAGGGCTCGACATTAAGAAGATTATTAATAAATAAATGATATAAAGCACCTCATATGAGTGCTTCATATAAACCGCTTTCATCATTATTGAGCGTTATCAATAATGACCAATCGCGGAGCGAAACCGCGTAAAAAATTATTGTATGGAGGCATATATGGAACGCAAATTTTTAGCAGAACTAAAGAACGAAGCAGGGGAAGCTCTTTTGAGCAAAGACCAAATCGATTCTATAATGGCTGAACATGGTAAGGCAGTTACTACATTAAAAAATGACTTGACTACAGAGCAAGGAAAAGTCAAAGCATTAGAAGATGAAAAAACAAAGATTGCTGATGCTATGAAAGCATATGAGGGCATAGATTTGGCAGACGTTGAAAAGACTAAAACGGAGCTCGCAAAGATTAAATCATCAATTGAAACCATCAAAAAAGACGCTAATACAGAGCGAGAAAAAGCAATCAAGGAATTGAATGCAAAGCACGCCTTTGAAAATGCACTTGATGAAAAGTTGAGAACCGCCAAATCGAAGAGTATCAAAGCAGTAAAAGCAATGCTTGATATGGAAAAGATTAAAATGGACGGTTCGGTAATGCTTGGCATTGATGACCAATTGAAATCACTAGGCGAATCAGACCCATATTTGTTCGGCGAAAAAACTGCAAGTTCGACAGGCGGCACGAATCCGCCGGGAGCATCAGAGACAACTAAACAAGCAGCACCGGATTTCGTATCCGCTGTTTGGGGCGGCGCAAAACCGTCAGAAGAAAAATAGGAGTGAATAATATATGGCACATAGCATAACACTAGCAAAAGAGTATATGGCTGAATTGGATAAAGTATATAAGTACGTTTCCAAGACAGCAGTACTAGACACACCAGCCGCACAGATTAGACCGGGCACAAAAGCAAACGAGGTATTAATTGCAAAGATGTCTTTACAGGGTCTAGGCGAATACGACAAAGCAACAGGCTATGTTTCCGGTGACGAAACACTGACATGGGAAACATTACAGCTTACACAAGACCGCGGACGTAAGTTCAATATTGATGCAATGGATAACCTCGAAACATCAATGATTTCTTTCGGTATGTTGGCAGGAGAATTTATCCGCACTAAAGTAGTACCGGAATTTGACGCCTACAGAATGGCATCATACTTTGCAAGTGCAGGAAGCACAACATCTGCTGATTTTACCACAGGCGCAGAAGTTCTCGCTGCAATAGATGCCGCAATGCTGGCAATGGACAATGCAGAAGTACCCGAAGAAGGTAGAATATTATTCTTGTCAACTGCTTGTGCATCTCTATTGAAAGGTGTAGCAACATTGACACGAAATGTCGGACAGGTTGATGACGGTTCAATCAACAGAGACGCAAAGGGCATTGACTTGATTAAAACTATAGTAAAAATGCCTCCTACTCGTTTCTATACTGCAATTACACAGTATGATGGTTCTTCATCAGGACAGGAAGCCGGCGGATATATCAAAAATGCATCCACAGGCAAAGACTTAAACTTCCAAATCATACATCCTAGCGCAGTATTACAGACCGTAAAGCACACTGTTAATAAGATAATAACACCTGAAGATAACCAAACATCTGACGGATGGTTGTATTTCTATCGTGCATATCATGATGCACTTGTTTATGACAACAAGACAGACGGCATCTATGCACACTACAAGACAACTTAATGAGGTGATTTAATGCTTATCTATAGAAAAGGCGTTTACAAAGAAGTGAGCGAACATAAATACTTGACCAAATATAAGGGCTTGGGCTTTGAAGTTTACAAAGAACCTGAAAAAGTCGTTAATGTCGTTGAAGAAATGAAAGAGGAAAGGCTCAAAGCATTTATATGTCCTAAATGCGGCAAAGAGTATAAGACAGAGAAAGGGCTTTCGGAACACATGAAAACCCATAAGGATGGTGAGTAATAGTGTCAGAAAATACACATAATATTCTTACTAGAGGGCTTGATAGTTATTCAGATGGCTTGAAACTAAAGGATATATTGAATGATATATTAGGATCACTTAATGGTGACCTCGCCTTTTCTGTTTCTCCATCAACTGCATCAAGTGCTCCGACATCTGAAGCATGGACAAGAACCGTTACAATTTCACTTGTTAATAGCAATGGCGAAGTTCAGAAATGGTTCACAAAAGATATAACAACAGGCGTGTCAATAGCTGACACATCAAGCGCAGGAACAGCAACCATTGAATCGACCACTCTATCATTTGAAAATGGTGTAGCAACTGTGGTTGTATCAGGGGATGCGGCTGATTGGTTAGGCGGCACAGCACAAGAGGAATATATTACATGTACTGGCGCGCCATCAAGTGACGGCACTATAACGATAGGTGTTACCGCTGCAGGAATGACAGGCTCACCACTTTCAATCGAAGTTGAACTTGTTGCAGCTACACATACTACTGTTACATTAGTAGCAGATGCAGTTGTTGCAGCGCTCGAAGCAAACGTACAGTTTGCAGCTTTCTTCACTGTTGACAATACAGCAGGCAAAATTGTTATAACAGCGATTACCCCTGCTGCAGATGATGCTACAATGGCTCTTGCTTTTACCGATACAGATACAACCGGAACTACATTCGGTTCGTCAACACAAGAAACCGCAGGAGTTGCAAAAGAAACCGATACACTGACTATTGCACAGCTTAGCTTATTAGGCTATACAGTAGCAGCTAAAACAAGTGTTGAGACATTTGAGGCACAATCATAATATAGGGGCTTATCGCCCCTTTTTAAAGGATGTGATTAAGTGAGCGACATATCAATACAATTAAACGAAATAAAAGATGAGATTGCAAAATTAACCGCACTGATTAATAATGGCGCATTGGACATCAACGTTCAAGACCAAACTACAAAATTAATTGATATTCGGTTAGCAAGAACATTGCTGGGGCCTTTTGCGTTAGCGAAAGACACATTGCCAAACGGGAATACCGTAACCTTGGTGGATGCTTCAACAATTAATGTAAATGATAAGGTCGGAATTTTTCAAGATTCATCAAATCCAGCATCATATTTTGGATACGTTGTCAGTAAATCAACAAATACATTAACATTAAATATGCCTTTTGATATTTCGTTTGACCATACAAACGCAATATTATATACTCTTGAAAATAATCTTTCAAGCATTACGGCGAGCGCAACATCAAAAAAAATATATCAATTTTATAATGGTTCAGAAACACCGATTGGTATTACGCGATTAATGTATAAGATGATAACAGCTACCGCGGGAGAACTTACTGAGTTTGGAGACATAACAGCATTAACTAACGGTGTACTTATAAGAAAGAAAAAAGCAGATGGAACATATCAGAACATTTATAACTTTAGAAATAATTCTGAGATTTCCTTGATTGCTTATGATTTTATTTTTTATGACGCAGCCAATCCTGGAATAGGAGTTTATGGCTTTGCGGCAAGGTCAACTTTTAGTGGTCAAGACAAGCACGGCGTTGCCGTAAGATTAGCGCAAGACGAAGCGTTAGAAGCCGTTGTGATGGACAATATAACAGGAATAACCGACTTTAAAATAATGGCACAAGGTCATTATACAGACGAGGTATGAACATGAAAGTAAATATACTAATCCACGCAGCAGATGGACTAGGGAAAGATAGAAAAAGACTATCCCCCGGTGACATTATAGAAATGCCTGACAATAAGGCAAAAGCATGGATTGAAGAAGGCTATTGTATAGAAATACAAGAACCTAAACCAAAAACAAAGCCTAAAAATCGGCGCGATAATACAAACGACCAAATTAAAATTGAGGAATTAAAAGAAGAAGGTGATTAATTATGACATTAGTTGTCGGTACAGACACATATGCAACAATAGCAGAGGCTAATAGTTATATCGAAAGTCACTTTATTTCTACGGATACTCAACGTGTTGCATGGACGGCATTAGCAGACGGAGATAAAGAAATCTATCTAAGAAATGCTACTGATGCAATAGAAAGCGTTCAGCTTCAAGGCAAAAAATACGACTACGACCAATCTTTATCCTTTCCGAGGTGCTATAGAAATGAAGACTTTCTATATGGTGATGATTGGTATACAGAAGTATATTTTGACAGTTATTTATGGTATTGCGAAACCGAAGTAAGCGATAATGTTAAAAATGCGCAGATAATGGAAGCGTTGGAGCTGGCAAGCCCATCATCCGACAGCAAAGATTATGATGCACTTAACGGAGCAACACAAAGTTTCAGTATTACCGGATTAAGCAAAACGTATAAAAACTCAACACCCGGGCTAAGAGGGGCTTTACAAACTGAACTAAGGTCAAAAAAAGCGCAAAAACTATTAAGTAAATATGCGGAAGGCGGATTCCATGTCAGTTAATTATACAGCTGAAATGGCTGAATATCTAAATCAAACCGTATCATGGGAAAAAGCCACGGGCACAGATGATGAAGCGCAGAGTACTTATGCAACTGCTGTGAATGTTGCAGCGCGCAAAATAGGCAAGACAAGGCGCACATTGAACGCACAAGGCGAAATTATTACTACCTCAATATATGTACTAACACAAGCACTCGTGAGCGTAGGCGATATGATAGACGGCGAGATTGTAAAAGATACTCTTGATTCACGAGATGAATACGGAACACTTATCGGAATGGAGTGTTTTATATGAGTAAATATGAACTAAACTGGTATGGTGATGAAGTCGAGGAAGATACAATCGAAGCCGCAAAACAGGCTTTATTGCAATCAGCCATGCACCTACAGGGTGAAAGTATTCAGGAAGCACCAGTTGAAACAGGCGATTTGCGCGGTAATTGCGCGATTGACGATAGTAAACTTGACAGCGATAAAGAAGTTTATGTCGGATATTCTCTACGATATGCTAAAAGACAGCATGAATCATTAGACTTTAGTCATCCACGCGGCGGCAAAGCTAAGTTCCTTGAAGACCCTTACAACCGCAATATTGATAATTACAATAACAATATTGCAAATGCAGTTGACGAGGTAACAAAATGAGTATGCTTGCAGACATTAAAAAATATCTTGTGGATAATGGATTCTCCGAAACTATTAAACTTAGCGCAATGGAAGATAATTATTCAGGCATAGCACTATATCAATATGCAGGACAAGAACCTATGTATTTTGCAGGGATAGAACGCCCCGGGTTGCAAGTAAAGGCACGATACAGCAGCTACGAAACGGCGATGTCGCACCTCAAGACCATTGAGGGCATATTACTAGGGCTTGGCGATGAATACAACGACACAGGCGAATATGCGGAACTTAATGGCACTAAATACCATAGGATAGTCGCTACAGGGAGCGCAGAGTCGCTTGGATGGAATCAAGGAAACAAAAAAGTAGACGTAATTCAAAATTTTTACGTCATGAAAGAATTTTAAAAAAAAGTAAAGGAGTGACAAAATGCCAAAACCATTACCACGTATAGGCGTTGATAAACTTTATTATTGCCCGATTATAAGTGATACTGAAAGCGGTATTACGTACGGCTCGCCAGTTTGGATGCAGGGAGTAACAGACATAGGGTATAAGCCCAATCCTCAGAATGTAGTTTTTGCTGCCGATGATGGCATATATGACAGCATCAGTAATGACGGAGAAATCGAAGTCGATATAACCGTTGCAGACATGCTTGATTCAGTATATGCTTATCTTATGGGGGCAACTATAGGAAGTAACGGCACTATAGTAGAAGGTAATAACGATATACCGCCTGAAGTTGCTGTTGGATACCGTTCAATGAAATCTAACGGATATTATCGTTATGAATGGCTATTAAAGGGTAGATTTATGAAGCCCGACCAAACATCACAGACAAAAGGCGGCTCAAATCTAACCACTCAAACAACGCAGGCAAAATTTAAAGTTATCAATAGAACATATGACGGCAATACACGCCGTAGACATGACAGTGACAGTTCTCTTAATCCTACTGGCTTAACAGACGCACTGCTGGCAAGTGCAACAACAGGCTGGTTTTCTAGCCCTGATTATGTACCAACAGCACCCGGAACGGCTATATCTGACTTTGCAGTTGTTACAGGTGGCAGCGGTGAATTAACAGCCTCATGGACAGCAGCAACCGGAGCAGATTCAGTCAAGATTCAGATTGAAACATATCTCGGTAACTGGGAAGATGCAACAACATCTGCTGCATTGGATGAAACATCAACAGGCGCAACTATTACAGGTCTGACAGCTGGTAACACATACAATTGTAGGCTTGTTGTAGTAGGCGGAGCAAGCAACGGCATATCTAATGAAGATAGTGCCGCAGCCGGATAACAAATATAAACCAAAGCACTTATTAATTTAGGTGCTTTTTCATGCGTTTGAGTGGGTGACTTCCACAACGGCGCACCTAGGCGGTCAACCCCAACTGACCGCCTTAAAATAAAAAATGTTGGGAATATTAAGAAAGTTGGGGTAAACTCATGAAATTTAAGACACACATAGCAGGAAAGACATTTGACAGTTACAATGCTCCAAATATGGGGCAGCAAAGAAAATACGCTGAAATATCAACTGCAGCATTAAAGGCACAAAGTGCAAAAAATGCAAAAACTGAAGATTTAGCCGCCGAATTAACATCAATCTTGGTAAAAAGATTTGATTTAGTCTTATCAGCGTTTCCGGACATGAAACAGGACGATTTAGATAAAATGCAAACTGATGCATTTAATATGTTATTTAAAAAAGTTTCGACATGGATATTATCAGGCGGCACAAAAACAGAAAACGTAAAAAACCAA